GTAAGTGGTGCAATAACACGATAATGTACTTTTTATCAGGACTTCCTCGTTCAGGCTCTACTGTTTTTAATTCGATATATACCATTTTTGGACTTAGAATTAAAACAACACCGTAACAAAACATTTACATTTTTATTAGGACTTTCTTTATTATGACAAAACCTTTATATTTTCTTTCAGGACTTCCCCGTTCTGGTTCAACAGTTTTAGCTGCATTGCTAAATCAACGAAATGACATCCATGTAACACCGACTTCAGGGCTGATTGATATATTTGGCTCTGTGGTTCAAACATGGGAAAACAATCCAACAACTAAAGGTCAAAAACAGACCAAAGAACATCTTTACGAAACACTTAGAAAACTAATCCCTGTGCGTGAAGATGGCAAAATTACTGTTGATAAATCTAGAGGATGGGTAGCAGCGCCAATTCAAAAGACAATGGGTGAGGTTCTTGGCTCACCAGTACGAATTGTTGCTACTGTCAGAGATGTTGCTACTTGTGCCGCATCTTTTGCTAAAATTGCTAAACCTGAGAACCTTGCTGAGTTCTGCAACGGACACTTAATTGGACACCTTAAAGGTTCTTATGCTACTCTACACGAAGGATACACAGAGTATCCTGAGAACATTCTGTTTGTTGACTACGATGAGTTAATGTCAGACCCAAAAGCGGTTGTTACAAAGATAGAAGCCTTTTGGAATTTACAACCATTTGCCCATGACTTTAATAACATTGATGGTAAGTCAGTTGCAGAGGATGACGAAAACGCTTGGGGTCTTGCTGGATTGCATGATGTTAAGCGAAAACTAAAAAATACCAACACATCGCCTAAAAAAATATTAGGTGAATTTGAATACCGATTCCAAGCACCTAAATTTTGGATTGGCGAAACAGAACCTAAAAAAGATATATTAGATTTTCAAGTCGAAGCTGCCGTGCGTGGTGAGTTTGAAGCTGCTGAGTCAATGTGCAGAATCCTTTTAGAAACAAGACCCAATGATGATAGAGCAGCCTTTAATCGTGGTTGGTATGCACTTAGACATGGCAATCTAAAAGAAGGTTTTGAACTGTTAGATAGAGGTCGTAACGAAGAAGTTTTTGGTAATCCTAATCCATCCTCAATGCCTAAATACGATGGCAGACCCTTAAATGGAGAAGTTGTCTTATTGGTATTAGAAGGTGGTCGAGGTGACCAAATACATGCTGCTCGATGGGCTAGAGAAATTGTTAGCCGTGGCGGTGTCTGTGTAGTTGCTTGTATGCCTGAATTAGCTGGTCTAATGATGCTAGTTGATGGAGTATCTGCGGTGGTCGAATCAAGAGCTGCTGGCGGTGTTTACCATGACTACCATGTTTTAGGAATGTCAGGCTATCTTAGCTTCTTGACAGTTAATAACGCACCCTATATACCATGTAAGCCAGTCAAACCTAATGGTAAGATTGGACTGCGGTGGCAAGGTAATCCAATGTTTGAGCATGAGCAAAATAGAGTATTTGACCCAGCACCTTTGTTTACAATACCAGCAGAGTTAGTTAGTTTGCAACGAGATGTTGGAATGGAAAATATTCCTGACCATGTGCAAAAACCTTGCCTAGACACTTGGCTACATACCAAGGCTGTGATTGAAAGTGTTGATAAGGTAATTAGTTCTTGTACCTCAGTTGCACATTTAGCCGCAGCAATGGGTAAAGAAACTTGGATTATTAGCCCTGTATTGCCTTATTACCTATGGGCAGATGGCAAAGAATCAAGCATTTGGTATCGCAATGTTAGGCTGTTTAGACAAGAAAAATTTGGCGATTGGGACACCCCATTAGCTAAAGTAACAAATGAATTTAACCAAAATATTAGGAGAGTAAAATGAGTTTATATGTACGCATAGAAAATAATGAAGTTAAAGATTGCTGGGATACACCACCTGACAGCAGACCTGGATGGAAAGATGCCATTGAGGTAAGACCTACTATTATACCGCATCGTCAATATTATACAGGTCATACATTTGATTTAACTAAAGATCCTGTAGAAATTGTTTATGGTGTAGTTGATATTTCTGTAGCTGACCGCAAAGTGAGCATGAAAGAAAATGCTTCTATGGCATTTAATATGCTTTTTAGACAGCAAGCTAATGATCCGTCTACTTATGACCCAGTAGCCCTACAAGCTGCTAAAGATGCTGTTGCACCCAAGCAAGCTGCTATTGATGCCTGTACTACTCACGATGAATTGGATGCTCTCCTATGAAGAAAATACTGATTATGGGTTTACCTGGCTCTGGTAAGACTTACTTAGCCCAAGCCCTAAAGAAGTATTTAGAAATAAATGGTACTCGCAAAGATTACGGAGAATCCTTTACTGGATTTAACGCACAAGTTAATTGGTTCAATGCAGACGAGGTGCGTAAGAAGTACAACGATTGGGATTTCTCCAATGAAGGCAGAATCCGGCAATCCCTACGCATGGCTCAGTTTGCATTAGAGGCTGGCGGTGATTATGTTATCTGCGACTTTGTAGCACCCCTTGTAGAGATGCGTAATAACTTCAAAGCCGACTGGACTGTCTGGATGGACACGATTGATGCTGGCAGGTACGAAGATACTAACAAAGCCTTTATCCCACCAACAGTCTATGACTTCCGTGTCACGGAGCAGAACTGCGAGAAGTGGGCTGAGTTCATCGGCAACCACATTATTGAGAACCGCAGACGCCCAGTCTTTAACTGGCAATCTGAAACAGTACAGATGCTGGGCAGATGGCAACCGTGGCATTCAGGTCATAGAGCCTTGTTTGAACGTGCCATTGCCAAAACAGGTCAAGTAGTTATCCAAATTCGTGATTGTCAGGGCTGGCAGGGCAGTAACCCGTTTGCTATTGAGCAAGTGAAGAGCAATATTAAGAGAGACTTAGACCCACTTTTCCAAGGGCAATACGAGATTCAAGTCGTTCCTAACATTACCAACATTACCTACGGGCGTGACGTTGGCTACAAGATTGAGCAGGAAACCTTTGATAAATCAGTAACCGATATATCCGCAACCAAGATCCGTAAAGAAATGGGGTTAACATGAAACAATTTGTAGAAGCTAGAAACTTAGAGGGTGGGTTGATTGAACCTGCCCATGAGGTCGAGGTTGTTTGTGCAGCCTGTGGTTACGACTTAGATAAAGCCGAGCTAGAGGCAGATACCTGCTCAGACTGCAACACTCCTTTAAACCTAAGACAGCATATCTCTATTCATGCAACTTCAGTTCCAGCCGCTGGCGGAAAGGTGTTCTAAATTGATTTATGTCAGACGATCTGGGTTTGTCAGCAGGTGCAAAGGGCATCAGCGAAGGGATTAAGACTGGTCGAGAAGCTGGGCGAGAGATTGGCAAGAACATTGAGGAAGTACAGAAGGAAGCAGTAGATGTAGCGAAGGAACGGGCAAATGCCAAGATTCGTGAGCGCAGAGAAGCAGAGTTTAGGAAAGAACGGGCGATATTTAAAGCCCTTGAAGAATACAAACACCGAAAGAAGATTTCGGACGAGGAATACCAATTACGGATTGACTTTATCAAGCAGCATGGCACGAAGGAGTGGCAAAAGCTAATAGACATCAAGACCGAGATTGAACGGCTAGAGAAGGAAGACCGCAAGTACTTTGATGCGGAGTTAGAAAAGGTTAAGTGGGTGCAGTTCTGGTGCTTTCTGGCAGCAGGTTGGATTGCTTATTTTATTGTATGGGGGAGTAAAAAATGAACGAACATGAAACCGCCAAAGAAGTTGCTGGTAAATACATTGGCAAACAAGGTCTTTTCTACATTACTTTTATTGTCGTTATTGGCGTAGGTGCTTCTATAGTTCTTGAAGAATCTAAGATGGCTGCCGTTATGGGGCTACTTGGTGCGTCTTTAACCGCCCTAATCTCAATGCTTAACGGTGTTGCTGGTGCCACTCCCAAGCAAGACAGACCTGAGTTTGAGATTATGAAAGAACTGATTTCTCGCCTAGATAAGATGGCTGATCGTGATCCAATGACTGTTGCAGTAGATGGCGATAAAGTTGTTGTTCGCAAAGGCGATAACGAAACCGCTATAGGGAGATAATAATGTTCACTTTAATATCCACAGCACTGTCCTTCCTGATGGGGGGACTGCCTAAACTACTGGACTTTTTCCAAGACAGCTCGGATAAGAAGCATGAAATGGCTATGGCTCAGATGCAGATGGAGCGAGAGCTTAAGATGCTAGAGGCGGGCTATATTGCCCAAGCCCGTATTGAAGAGATCAGGACAGAACAAGTCCAGATGGAGACCCAAGCCCAAGAGCGTACGGCTATGTATGCCCACGACATTGAGATTGGTAAGGGCGCTTCTCAGTGGATTATTAACCTTCGTGCTTCGGTGCGTCCAGTCGTGACCTACCTGTTTGTTCTCCTCTTAATCATCGTAGACATCGCTTCTATATGGTGGGCGTGGTCATCTGGCGCTGCGTTTGCCGAGGCTATCCCAATGGTGTTTGATGCAGACGAAATGCAGATTTTGGCGTCCATTATTGCTTTCTGGTTCGGGACTCAGGCATTTAGTAAGAGATGAAAGTAAGCGATAAAGCAATCAAAATGATTAAACACCATGAAGGTGTACGCCAGCGTCCTTATCGCTGCCCCGCAAAATTGTGGACGATTGGTATTGGTCATGTACTCTATCCACGGCAAGGTGCTTTGAAAATAGACGAACGGGATGCCTACCCACTAGAATACAAAGATGACCGTACCTTTTTGATGGAGGAAGTAGATGACATTCTTAGAGACGATCTTAATCGCTTTGAGCGAGGTGTTGAACGCTACTGTCCCGTTAAGCTCACTCAAGGTCAGTTCGATTCTCTTGTTAGTTTTGCTTTCAATGTTGGTCTGGGAACACTACAGCGCAGCACCCTCCGTCAAAAGGTTCTTCGGGGCGAGATGGAAGAAGCAGCAGAAGAGTTCTTGAAATATACGCTCGCTGGGGGTAAAGTACTGAAAGGCTTAGTTACTCGTAGAAACGATGAACGAGCATTGTTCTTATCCTAGGGTAAACCCGTATGCCATTGCAGAAACTACAATTTAAACCAGGATTAAACAGAGATCAGACTAACTACACCAATGAGGGTGGGTTCTTTGAGTGCGACAAAATCCGCTTTCGCTCAGGCTATCCTCAAAAAATGGGCGGCTGGCTTCGTTATGGTTTATTTACTGTGGTGGGAACCTGTCGGCAAGTCTTTAATTGGATCACGACCGCTGCGGATAACTATCTAGCTCTTGGAACGTCTAGAAAACTATATATAGAAGCAGGTCAGACCTTATACGACATTACCCCAATACGGCAGACTTTTACTACTACGGCTACAGATAACTGCTTTACCACTGTTAATGGCTCTAAAACGGTTACTGTAACTATTTCAGGTCATGGGGCTACAGATGGGTCTTATGTCACATTCTCTGGTGCTGTTGCGGTAGGCGGGATTACAGCACCAAACCTAAACACTGAGTTTATTATTGCTTTTGTTGACTCTAACTCCTTTACTATTACAGCAGCCACAGCAGCCTCATCCTCGACTTCAGGTGGTGGTTCTGCTATTACCGCAGCCTTTCAAATCAATATAGGAAATGATGGCGGTGTTGCTGGATACGGTTGGGGTTCAGGTACATGGGGTACAGTTGGCTGGGGTTTAGGGTCAGCTACGCCTGTTTATGCACCACAACGGGATTGGTTCTTACAAAACTTTGACGATGACCTAGTGGCTAATATCCGTGATGGGAGCATTTTTTATTGGAAGTATTCTAGCGGTGTGGGAACTAGGGCTACACCTTTAGCCACAACGACTATAGACGGTATTGCCCCTGCTGACGTCCCTACTCAAGCAACGCAAGTCTTAGTTTCTCAGAACGATAAACACCTACTTTGTTTTGGTGCTACTCCATTTGGGGGAGGTGCGTTTGACCCCTTATTAATTCGCTGGGCAACCCAAGATCAACCCAATTTTTGGACTCCGCTAGTTACTAATTCAGCAGGATTCTTACGAGTTTCTCGTGGTTCTGCCATAGTCTGTGCTATCGCAACTCGACAGGAGATCCTTGTATATACAGAGGGAACCCTTAATTCCTTGCAGTTTGTGGGTACAACGGACGTCTTTAGCCTCTCAGAGCTTGCCGATAATATTTCAATCCTTAGCCCAAGGGCGGTCGTTACTGTTAATAACACGGCTTATTGGATGGGGCATGATAAGTTCTATGCCTATGGCGGGCGGGTAGAGACCCTACCATGTACCCTAAGAAATCACGTATTTGAGAACCTTAACTACGATCAAGCCGACCAGATTATCTCAGGAACAAACGAAGGCTGGAATGAAGTCTGGTGGTTCTACCCAACGGCTAATAGTCAGGTTAATAATGCCTATGTCATCTATAACCACTTAGAAAAGATTTGGTACTACGGCACAATAGACCGCACTGCGTGGTCAGACTCGTCTTTAAGAGAATACCCCCAAGCACTAACTGCAACCTACTTCACAGGGGCTATGTCAGGCGGCACAACCCTAAATGTGACTGCAATATCCACAGGAACCCTGCAAGTAGGCTCAGTCATTACGGGTACTGGCGTGGCTACAGGAACTAAGATTACTGCCTTTGGCACGGGTACAGGCGGGGTAGGCACTTATACCGTCAATATCTCCCAGCTCGTAGTCCAGACCGCAATGACTGCCGACAGCATTATCTATAACCATGAACAGGGTTTAAACGATGGCACAACGGCAATGACTTCTTTTATTGCCTCATCAGACTTTGACCTAGTAGACGGGGATCAGTTCATTCTGACTAAACGGATTATTCCTGACCTTAACTTTGCAGGTTCGACTGCCACCTTGCCTGCGGTCACAATGTTAATAAAACCACGGAACTTTCCTGGCAACGCATATTCCAACACCGAGACAGGCACAGTAATCGAGACCTCGGTAGATATATACACCGAGCAGATCTTTATGCGGGCTAGGGCTAGACAGATGGCTATTCAGATTCAATCTTCTGACTTAAATGTTCAATGGCAGTTAGGTAGTCCTAGATTGGATGGCAGACCTGATGGGCGTAGATAATGGGAATGCAACGGTTCCGTGCGCCAGCTTTACCTCTGGCTCCAGTCGAATACGACCAACAGCACATGGCGCAGTTAATTGGGGCATTAAGGCTTTACTTTACGCAAAGCGACTCCAATGCTGCCTTGCAACTAGACGGGTTACGGCTATTAAATTTGCCAACATCGGGGTACAATTTGCCAGAAGGCACAGTCTTTCGGGATGGCGAGTTCTTAAAAATAGTCTCGTTAGACTTTGCTTATGTACAGGGTGTTTCGGGAACTGGGTCAGTTGGCAGTGTCACGGTAATAGCCAACTCTAATTTAGTTGATGTTCAAGGTGTATCAGGAACGGGTAACGTAGGAACGGTAACGGTAACGGTATGAACTTTAACTCTAAAGGGCTTGTATGGCAGGCTTAAAAACACTCGCTAAAGAACTCCAAAGCAAAGGTCGTAATGGCGACACCATGCTTGCCCATATTAATCCTCAAGAAGCAGGCATTTTAAAAGCCTTGGGCGGTTCAGGAACAAGAAATCCAGATACGGGTTTACCCGAATTTTTTTATAAAAGATATATTAGCCCTGCAATTGCGTCTATTAACCCATTTAATCCTGGCAGTGGTCTAAACAAAACAATTAACACTACCCCTGTAATTGGTGATATTAATAAAGCTGCTAATAAGTTAGGCACACAGATATTCCAACCTTTAGAAAAAGCCATTGTTCAACCTACTAGTCGTGGATTAGCAGATTTTGATAAACAGGTAGCAAAGACAATTCCAGGTGGCTGGAGTACTGTTGGGCAAGTAGCTCTTTCAGCAATGGGTGCTCCAGTACCATTACAAGTGGCTTATGGTGCAGCTAGAGGCGGTGGATTAATGCGTACAGGGTCTTCCCTTGAAAAAACCAACCTACAAGGTGCTGTAATTGGCGGTGATACTGCTTACGCCCAAGCTAAATTAGGTGAATATATGCGTGGCGCTGTACCTCCTGGTACTGAAAGTACAACGGATATGGCAACTTTACCTGTTTCTCAAACCGCCCCAATAACTGATTATTCAACATCATTAACTACATCGCCGCCACCAGAAGTCTTTGCGCCAGGACCACCACCACTACCACCTAATATAGATGCTGGATATTTTGATGTTCCTCCAACTGCCATATCATCAACACCACCACCACCAGTAGGTGATTTTGCTGGTTCTTTTAGTGACCCAACAGCAGGTATGGCGTATTCACCTCCAAATGTATCTGGATATGACGTAGGGGGTGCTGGAGTACCATCACCTGCTTCTCCTTCTTTCTTAGATAGGATGGCAACAAAATCTGGCGATGCAGTAAGTGACACGGTTAAATTTGTTACTGAACCTACAAAAGCAATATCAACGGCAGGAAAAACTTTATCTGGTCTTGAAAGTTTGACCACTGGACCTGCAACTTTAAAAGCAACAACGGCTGCAACAGGTATAGACCCAATGCAAATAGCTGGAATGGCTCTTTACGGTGAAACCAGCCTTGCTGGCATGGAAGAACAACGTAAATATCTTGAAGAAGCAAAACGAGCCAACGCAATTAGCCAAGCCGAATACGACAAAGCTATGGCAAGCATTAATAGCCAAAGAGATTATGCCGCCGATGTGGTTAGTAGAAATCAATTTAACCCTAATCCAAACCGTGATGTGTCTATTGGCGAAACTTTTTATAGGCGTGGTGACGAGAATGAAAGTTTATACGGTCGTGCGCCTACATCGGGAAGTACGTTATACGCTATGGGCGGTTCAGTAGATGATGAACTAGGCGGTGATTACTCTGCTATGGGTATGGATCAGGGCAATCTCCAAAAAGGTTTATTTGGTCTTGGCTATGCTGCTGGTGGTATGCCAAATCTAGCCCTAAGTAGGCTCTCTCAGCCAGCATTTAATGAAGGTGCTGTAGGTGGTATACAACAGTTTGCTGCTGGTGGGCAACCACGTTTTTTATCGGGTGGTGGCGATGGAATGAGTGATTCTATTAAAGCTAGTATTAACGGCGCTCAAGAAGCCCGCCTTGCTGATGGGGAGTTTGTAATCCCTGCTGATGTAGTTTCTCACCTTGGAAATGGTTCATCTAAAGCTGGTGCAAAACAGTTATATTCAATGATGGATAAGATACGCAAAGCTCGTACTGGTCGCAAATCTCAAGGTAAACAAATCAACCCACGCAAGTATCTTCCTGCGTAAAGGATAAATTATGGCAACATCTACCTCGATACAAACAGCACTAACAGACGTCCCAGAGGTCTTACGCCCGTATATTACGGGTGCTGGTGGTGTTCTTCCTACGGCACAGACTCTTTTATCTAAAGACTATCAAACTACCTATGGCGCTCCGTTACAACAAGCTGGTCTAGCAGGGTCAGGTCGTGTGGCTGGTTTGTCTCCTATGCAGCAACAGATAGGAACTCAGTTAGGTACTATGGCTACGCCTACTCAGTTTGGTACAGGTACAGGTGCGGCTCAATTAGGTGTTGGTTCTACCGCTTTAGGTCTGGGTGCGTTGGGTTCTATGTTAAGCCCAGAGCAGACCGCTATGTATATGTCACCATACCAACAAAATGTTATTGACGTTAACAAAGCCGAAGCGTTAAGAGATGCTCAAAAAGGGTTGATGGCAGGAAATCTTGATGCAGCTCGTAAAGGTACTTATGGTGGAGCTAGACAGTTATTGTCACAAACCGAACAAGACCGTAACTTACAGACTAAATTAGGAAACATTCAAGCGACAGGTATGCAAAATGCATTTGATGCAGCGCAAAAAGCTCAGATTGCTCAAGCTGCTGGGTATGGTCAATTAGGTCAGACTTATGGTCAGTTGGGTCAAACTTACGGTGCTTTGGGTACGGCTCAACAAGCTTCAGACATTGATCGCATTAAGACCCAAGGTGCATTTGGCGACCTTCAGCGTGGTATACAACAACAACAATTAGATGCTCAGTATCAAGACTTAATGTCTAAGTTGAACTATCCATTAACCAGTATTGAGACTATGAGCAATTTAGCCCGTGGTGTACCATTAACACAGACTGCAAGCTCTGGCTCCCAGACTACGCCTCCACCAAGTTTTGCAAGCCAATTAGCTGGTATGGGATTAACAGGATTGTCTCTCTACAATATGTTTGGGAATAAATAATGAGCATAGCAAACGAACTTACACAGCAAAAAGGGTCTATTGATGACTTAGCTAAACTTCCACAAGCCTTAATTATGCAGATGGCTCAGAAGGGTCAAATTAGCGAGGATATGCTTGCTCCTATCCTTGGTCTTAAAGCAGAAATGGCTGATGCTTTTGCTAGGAATGAAGCTCTTAAAAATGCTGGGCAAGTACCTCCAACCGTTATGGAGCAGTTACTAGCTAAAAATGCAATGGCAGAACAAGGGCAAATGCCACAAATGCCACAGCAAATGATGCCGCCACAGCAAATGATGCCACCACAGCAAATGATGCCACCACAGCAAATGATGGCAGAACAACAAATAATGGCACAACAAATGCCACAGGGTATGGAAGACGCAGGACTTGCTCAGTTACCTATCCCTAACCGGGAATATGCAGGTGGGGGTATTGTTGCTTTCCAAAATAACCCAGACCAACCAGTATCGCCTAATATGCCTTTAACTTATACAGTTGATGAAGAAGGCTATAGAATGCCAAGTTCGGCTGCAAAAGGCACTTCTCAAGCTGTACGTGACTTGGATGAATTTGTAGAAAACATTGCTCTCAGAGGGAGTTATGCTACTAAAAACATAGGCGATCTATTTAAGAGTGGAATTCAAAACGTAAAAGATTATTTTGGTCGTTCTACTCCTGGGCAGTATCAAGCTGGACAAGCTCCAACACTTATTCCTCCTGTTGTTAAAGAAGATAAAATTACTATAGGATCAAGGAAACCCCCTACAGCAGCCCCTAATGTTGGAATAAATACACCGCCTCCCCCACAAGATAATTCTCTTGCAGAAACTCTTAAACGATTAGAAGCGGGTATTGTAGGTGATGCTAAGGAACGTAAAGCGGCTAGAAAAGAAGCTCGTGATTTACGCATGCTTGAGGGTTCGCTAGGTATATTAGGTGGAGAGTCGCCTTATGCCTTTGTAAATTTAGGCAAAGGACCAATGAGTGCAATCAGAGGGTACGGAGAAGATATTAAAGGGTTACGTGCTGAAGAGACTGATCGTAGAAAACAACTTTCAGCTTTAGGTCTTAAAGGAATAGAACTTCAACAAGCTAATAAACTGCTTAATGCTCAACTTCCTTTATTACGTTCACAAACTGGATATTATGAAGCTAGAGCAAGGAATCCTTATGGCGCTGCTGGTTTAGGTGGTACCGTAACCCCTGAAGTTACTAGAAAAATGATGGACGCAACTAAAGCACTTGGGGCTAATCCTAAGTCGGATCCAGCATTTTTTGCTTCTTTACCAAAAAATGTTCAAGATGCTTTAGGCACAAAAGTAGGGTCTCCTTCGTATAACAGAGGTATAGAAGAGTCTATTAGAATTGCTAACGAAAAAATGATGAAAGAATTAAACTTTATAAGCTCATTAAATAGAAGATCCCCAACGTTTTCTACAACCGAATAAGGGATATTTATGCCTCAAGTAACTATTCCTGGAATAGGGAACGTTAATTTCCCAGACGCTATGTCTGATCAGGAAATCATGGCTCAAGCTAGAGCTATGCAAGAAAAAGCAAGTCAACCTATTTTTGATCCTAAAGATTTAGGACTTGGACAGCTTATTAGTGGGGGTTTTGGTCGTAGTGTTGAGGGTCTTAAAGGTACAGCACTTGATTTAATTCCTGCGTTTGGTGCATCTCTTATTGGTAAAGATCAATATGCTAAAGAACAGTTAAAAGAATATAGTGAACGCATGGCTGCCGCAGAGGAGCTTTATCCTACGGCATATAAGTCCTATAAAGATATTGGTGGTATTGGTGGTATATTGCCTTTTGCAGCCGAAACCGTTGGTGAACTTGGTCCAGATATAGCTTCATTTATAGGTAGTGGTTTAGGTGTTGGTTTTGTTGGTAAGAAACTTGCTTTAAGTGCGTTAGAAAAACAAGTCCGTGCAGAAGCGGCAGAGTTTGCGGCAAAGAAAAAACTAAGTGCAGAAGCCACACAAGATTATGCTGATCGGTTAGTAGCCCGCACTCAAGCTGGACAGATTGGCACTAGAGTAGCCAAAACGGGTAAAGATATTGGTTTAAAGACAGGTATTGGTGGGGCATCTGTTGGTATTAATATCCCTGACGTTTTCCAAAGCATATACGAGGATACGGGCGAACTAGCCCCTGGTGTTGCTTTAACAATTGGTTCTTTGGTTTCAGCTCTTGATACTTATTTACCTACTAAGATCTTAAGTCAGCTTGGACCAAAAGGTAAAGAGCGTATTGCTGCAGAAATGCTCAAAAAATCTACCGTAGTTCCAACTACATTTAAAAAAGCATTTGGTGCTGAAATATTAAAAACTGCAACAGGTGAAGCTTTAACTGAAGCCGGACAAGAAGCCCTTACTAAGTTTGCTTCACAGATAGTTGGTAGTAAAGATCCGTTTTTCTCCGAGAAAAATATTGATCAGATCATTACTGCTTCTCTAAAAGGCTTTATAGGTGGTGGTGTATTTGGTGCGCCTGGCGCTGCGTTTGAAGCTAAACGTATTAAAGATGAACGTAATCGTTTAATTGCTGAAAGACAAGCAGGACAAGAAGACCAAGCAGCCCAGCAATTCTCTAGCCTACAGCAAACACAGCCTGACTTGTTTGGTGAACAAGCTTCTGCTACCCCGTACGATGCTCGTCAAGCTCAAATGGATGCTGCTATGCAAGGTGTAGCACCACAAGCTGCGGCACAACAAATGCCACTAGATTTACAAGGTGGTATGACCGCAGAGCAACAAATGGTTGCGGAACGAGATCGGCAAAATCAAGAAATGAATCAGTTGTATCTTGAGGAAGCACAACAGCAAGTACAACAAGCTAAAGAACGTGCTGCTACTGCAAAAGAAATTCTTGATGAAGAGATCTTTCTAACAGACGAGCGTGTTCGTCTTGGTGATATTAAGCGTACCGAAGCAGAACGTATTAACTTATTGCTACCTATTATTAATAATTTAGAACTTGGCACAGAAGATTCTATTACCTTATTCCAACAGACTTTACGTAGCGTTGGGTACAACAACCTTGAGTTAACTGAAGCCGAACAGAGATTACTACAAAGAGCAGACGACGTTAAGACAGCTATTGCTTTGTCATTACAAGGCGAGTTAGACCTACAACAACTAGAGTATTCTGCAGCAAACCAACTTACCCCAGATATCACTGGTATCAAAGAAAAAGGTGAGAAAGGTCCAGCAGGTACACCGAGAGCAGAAGAACCCGGTCAACTTAAATTAGACTTAGGTCCTTTAAAAACACCTCGTGCTAGACCAGAACCACCAGTAGAAGTTGCGCCGGAAGCAGCGCCTAGTACAGTTTTAGATACTAATACATTAGATAGTATTGGTTTGCCTAGGCAGTCTGGGTACTATCGGCAACTTGCTAACAAAGATGTAGCTAACCCTGCAGACCAAGAAGCCGTGCGTAATATATTAGCTGCTGTTAGACAGAACCCAAATTTATCACCATTTACCAAACAAGCGATAGAGTCAATAGCTATGCAAGCGTTTAATGCATTAGCTACACAGCAAACATTCCTTGGTCCACGGGGTGGCATTTTAAAAGGAGCCGATTATGGAAGAGTACGATCTGGACCTACCGGTGGAGTTAGTGGAGCAGGCGTTCCTATTCCTAGTGAACAAGCACCAACAGAACCCACCAAAAGAACTAGAGCACCTAAACAACAAAGAGTGGATTCAACTACAGAACCTGTTGATAAGTCTGGAAGTGGAGAAAAACTGCCAAGTAGTACATTAAAGAAAAAAGTTAAACCTGCAGCTACTCCGACACCACCTACAACACCTCCCCCACCCCCTGCAAAGAAAGCTACTACAGAACCTGAAAACATTCCTGTTAATGCATACACTAAAGCATTACGGAAGCGGATAGGTATTGTCAACGATAAGCTACGCACAGAAACAGACCCGACTGAAAAAGAACTGCTTAGAGACGAGCTTGAAGAACTTAAGTTAGATCTTAGCGAAAAGACTATTACCCCAGATACATCAGCCAATAATGAAGTAGCGGCTGAACTAGGTAAATTAGACGAAGCAGAAATAAACGCCCTTGAAACACATTATGGGGCTGCTCGCAATAGTGAAGAGTTTTTAGCTAATATTAAAGAAGACGTACTTAGCTATGTAAACAAGGGGGCTTCAGCAGTTGCTAAAGCTATTCGGGATATTATTCAAAAGATTGCTAACGGATTGTTGTCCGTAGCTGTGGTATTTAATGCGTCTGCATTACAACCTGATCTATTTAATGTACCCCAAGCGTTTGCAGCAACAAGAAACATATCTATAGCAGCCCCGACTAATGTGCCTATGTCTGACATAGCCAAAACAACTTACTCGTTGTCTGCTCCAGTAGCTATTAAGAACAAACAAGCACTCTTTATTGCCGACAAACCTAACGGCATGATTCACATGTTTGATGAAAAAGGGCAGTTTATTGCTTCAAGTAATGCTCTATATGGCAAACAAGCTGGTGACATACTAACCGAAGAGTCCCGTAGTAAACCCATTGAGAAGATAACCACGGTAGATAAAGTAACACCTGCTGGTACATATGAGCTTTCTTTTAGTAAAGACTTATCAGGTGATTACGCTGGTGGCTACACCCTTAGATTTAACGATAAGAAGGGCGACCTAGGTGGAATAGCTATACACTCGGTTTACTTAGGCGATGTAAAAGAAGATAGATTAAAAAAATTAAGTTCAGCTGACCCAGCCGATAAAAAAGTTTCGTTTGGTTGTGTAAACACTTCCCCAGAATTTATACTTAACGAGGTGTTACCTCGTGCCAGCACTATATTTGAAGGCAACAAAAAAGCTATGGCGGTGGTTATTCCCGACCAACAAGCTATGTTAGGTGCTTACCTTAAACCGTTAACACGAGAGTCTAAAGAAGGTACTACTGGTAGAGCTGCAGCCGATTTAGCCGCAAAAGAAGAACAGATTACTGGCACAGAAGCAGAGTCAGAACAACGTATTGAAGGTAGATTCCGTACTGGTGAAGGTACGGGTATGGACAAAGCTGATGTACAGAAGTACATTGCAAACGAGATTAAAGGTTGGAAGAATGCTCCACCCGTAAAAGTAATTGAAACTCAGAATCAACTACCTAAGTACTTGCAGGAACAGATTGAGAAAGAAAACATAGTTAACCCCAAAGGTGTGTGGGACCCACGCACTCAGTCCGTATTCCTTATCTCTAGTAACTTAACTAATAACCACGATGCTACATACACTGTCCTGCATGAAATCATGGGGCACTTTGGTTTACAGAAGATATTAGGTAGTAAGTTTGACAAGGTAATGGGTGATATTTATAACAGTAACAAAGCTGTTAAAGACCGTGCTGATAACAAGATTGCCAACGGCATGGACAAGCTGGTTGCTGTTGAAGAAGTACTGGCTGAGATGGCTGAGACTGCAACTAACCCGTCTTTGATTCAAAAGGTAGTTAACATTATTCGTCAAGCATTAAGAGCGCTTGGTTTTGATCTTGATACCTTTACTAATGGAGAAATCCTGCAATTACTGCAAGACTCCCGTAAATTTGTTACAGGAACTGAAGGTGTTCCTATTGGCGGCAACGTAAAATTTGGCGCTGTATTTAATTCAGATGCCCCCATCTTCTATAGTCAGTTAGCTTCAATGGTAGCTGGCGCACCCAAACAACTTAACGTTGCATCAAAAGAACAATGGGCAGCGTGGATTAAAAGCAACGCTGGAAAAAACCAAGTTAAAGAAGAAGAGATTGAATACAGCGGTGTATTAGACTTCCTTAACACCACTTCCGGCAAAATTAGCCGTGAAGATCTACTTGAGTTTTTAAATCAAGAAGGTGTTCAAGTAGACACAATTATTCGTGATCAATATGCAACTAATGAAGAAGCTGAAAAGTTTGAATTACTTAAAGATGAAGCTAAAGAAAAAAGACGTTCATTTGCTAAAGATTTAAAAAATCGTTTAGATTTAGGAGAAATAAAATTAAATCAATTAATTTCAGAAAAATCTTTAACGTACCCACTTATAAACGCTGAAAGAAATCCTAATAGTAAAGTTGAAAACGAATTTGCAAAAGGATATATAAAACGTGCTGTTTTATATAGAGATACACGTAAATGGATGGTAATGCAAAATGAAGATTTTAATACCTATAGCGTTTATGACACTAATAAAACTTTAGATGAACCAGCTATTGCTTTTGAAGATGAAGCATCTAATTACAGATCAAAATTTTCAACAGCAGATCAAGCACGAGAAGCTTTAGCAGAGTTTAATCTTAATATGCAAGATAGATTTCCAAATGGTGGGGTAGATATTTATGATCAGTATATAGACTTAAATACTCAAGTAAGAACTTTTTCAGAAAAAGCAGAAAGTGCTAAAGAAGGTTTAGTCCCACAATATGCAGGATATACTTTAGGTCCAGAAGTTTCAACTAATTACGCCGAACTTATCTTAACCCTATTACCTAGTAAGCAAGATAAAGAATACAAGATAGTTGAATACACTGACGGTATTATTACTAGTCTTTTTAAAGTTGTTGATGCTGAAGGTAACACGTTAGCAGATGACATCCTTAGTATGCAAACAGCTAAAGAAATAAAAGATGGTTTAGATAAAGACGGTGCTACGTTATATGAACATGTGCATTGGGCTAACGTTAACAATCCAATAGTACACGTTCGGGTTAATGAAAAGACCGATGCTCAAGGCAACCGTGTATTGTTTGTAGAAGAATTGCAATCTGACTGGGGTCAAGCATACGCAACTAATAAAGAACCAAAAGTAGAAGTATTAGCACCGTTTGAAAACGACCGTATAAGTGGTTTTTATTCCGCTTATATTGACGGAACTAGAGTTGCAAGAGCAGCTACAGCAGAACAAGCCCGTGAAGAAGCTTTAGAGTTTTGGGGAAATCATATTAAAGATAACGTAGCTAAAGCACCGTTTGTAACAGACCCACGCTCATATACCGCACTTGCTATCAAACGATTACTACGTTATGCCGCAGATAACGGCTACAGTAAAATTTCGTTTATTAGTGGAATAGAAGCACACAATCGTTTTCCCAAAACACAAGATGGTGAAAGTACTAAAAAAGGTATGGAAACTCACTATGATGTGCGTATTCCTAGTGTAACCAGAGATATATTTAAAAAATTAGGTATTAATCCTAACTCACGCACAGAAGAAATAGCGGTGCGGATTCCCCAAGATGTATATAGCCTTGAACTTACAAGTGAAGATGGCGGTACTACTATAGAAGAAAAAAATGTTGATGCACCTGAAATTGATGGCCTTATATTAGATGGGTATTTTAGAATGTATGGTTCATACCCTAAATTTACAAAAGATTATTACGACCCTGTTACACAAGAACTTTTCTATAAAAAAGGAGACCGTTTACGTTCTAACGTAAAACTACAAAACGCAATAAATAGAGGCATGGATATACAAGAAATACTTGTTGACTCTGTTACGCCTTCAATGAAAGTTAAAATAGAAGCAAAACAAAGTAGTACAACAGAACCATTCTTTACTATCGACCTTACTCCTGAAACCAAAGAGAAAGTTAAACGTGGTCAGGCTATGTTTCGTGCGGCTCGTTTTAGTACTGGTGCTGGTGCTACTTTCCGTAATAATCCTGCTGCGCCTGGGGTAAATGGAAACGATGCTAGAACCGTCTTTGATAGTTTTGCTGACAGAATTGAAAGCGCAGGGATATTAAACTCCGAACGTGCAGATAGCTTACATGAGTTTATTAAAAATGGTATTTTCGGTAATGCCCGCAAAGCATTACTTTACACGTTACCTGTTAAGCCTTTAACTGAAGAAGCTAAACGTGCTGGTTTAAAAATGGCTCCTCAGTTTAATACAATCATTGATGAACAATCAGGATATGTAAATAGCTTGAATCGTCGTATCGAGCCTTTGGTTCAACGTGCTGAAGCTTGGGCTAAGGGTGCTGGGCAAAAACAAATAGATCTATTTAATAAAGTAGTTTACGACAGCACAACCCTTAAAGCCGATCCAACCAAACTTAAGAAGGCAGACGTTTCTCAAGCCGATTATGACTTAGTAAAAAATAACTACGATAAGTTAGGTGGCGCAGGTAAAGCTTTATATGCACAGATTCGTGACGCTTACGCCGAAATGTACCAAGAGATTCTTGATTCTATTGAAGATCGTATTGATACGTTTGAAATTAGTAAAGATTCAAAATCAAAAATTAAACAAGATATTTTAGAAAAACTTTCTAAACAAGGCAAGCTTGATCCTTACTTTGCGTTAACCCGTAAAGGTAAATACTGGCTATCGTATAACTTAAAAACTAAGAGATCAGATGGGCAAGTAACGCTTGAACCATACATTGAAGCTTATACGACTGAACGTGAACGCACAAAACAATCGGCTTTAGTTAGAAACGAAGGCGCTACAGATATACAAGCGTTCTCTCAAATATCCCAGTATAGGTATAGCCGTGCACCATCAGGTTCTTTTGTAAATGAGTTTCTTAAAATTTTAGAGCTTAATAAACCAAAGAACATGTCTAAAGAAGAATCGGACAAATATAACGAAGCTGCTGATGAAGTAATGCGCTTATATCTAAGCACCTTGCCTGAAACATCTTTTGCACAATCATTCCAAAAACGTAAAGAAACCCTTGGATTTAAACGGGACGCTATTGAAGCTATGCGTGATCGGATGTACAGCACGTCTCAACAACTTGGACGCATGCGGTACTCGGCAAAACTTAATAAGTTATTAGAAGAGATGCGAGCATATTCTAAACTTGTTAGCAAGGGTATAGGCGAAGAGGGTGAGAAAATTACCCAACAAGATAACAAGTTAATGAACGACTATATAAGCGTACTGGAAAAACACGCTGAGTCTATTAACAATCCTAATGTTAGCAATATTTCTAGGTTAATTAACTCCCTTGGATTTAACTATTTACTAGGTTTAAACATATCTTCTGCTGTAATTAACTTGGGTCAAGTACCTATGGTTGTAGCACCTTATCTTGCCGGTGAGCATGGATGGGGCGAAACAATGTCTGCGGTTAATAGAGCTTACAAACTATATTTAAATAGTGGTTATGGTAAAGATGCTCGTACAGTTGAAGTAATTGGCACAGAAAAACGAGACTTAAATGGCAACATAACTACTCCTGCTGAAAAAGTTAAACAACGTGGTATGCCATCTATTAGTAACTATGATCTAAATAGTGCCGAAGGTAAGAAGTATGGTACTTTAATTGAACAGGCACAGAAACAAGGGCAAATTAATCAGTCACAGTTCTACGATATTTTAGAAGTTGACGGTCGCAAAAACTTTGGAAGCACAGTAAATGCTGTTACCGGTTTTGCATTCCACCACGGAGACCGTATAAACCGTGAAGTATCTATGGTAGCTGCATATGACTTACAGTTAGCTAAACTAAAGAGCCAAGGTAAAACAGGTAAAGAAGCTGAGATTGAAGCTGCTAACTACGCAATCTATGTAACCGAAATGACTAACGGTGGAGTGTCGGCAGCTAGTTCTCCTTTAATTGCTAAAGGTAATATTGGTAGAGTACTCTTTATGTTTAAACGCTACGGCGTTTCTATGTATTACATGTTATTTAAAATAACACGTGAAGCACTCAAAGGGGAAACACCAGAAATACGTAAAGCAGCTATGAGTCAACTTGCTGGTGTTTATGGCACGTCAGCTTTGTTCTCTGGCTTACAAGGTGTACCAATGTTTGGTATTGCCGCTATGATTTACAACTTGTTTGCAGAGGAAGATGAAGATGACATGGAGACTGCAACCCGTAAATATGTTGGCGAATTTGCCTATAAAGGTATGTTGAACTATGTTACCGGTGCTGAAGTTGCTAGTCGCTTTAGCTTAAGTGACCTAATATTTAGAAGTAACCCAACAGCAAACTCACGTACATTTGAGCAAGGTCTTTTAGAAAACATTGGCGGTCCTGCATACGGTGTAATGTCACGAATTAAACGTGGCTTGGACTTTATGAGCGAAGGTAATATGGAGCGTGGTGTTGAAAACATACTGCCATCAGCTATAAGTAACTTGTTTAAAGCATATCGTTTTGGAACAGAAGGCGCCCAAAGTTTACGTGGTGATCCAATCGTAGAAGATATTAATGCGTTTAGTATTGCTGCTCAAGCTATGGGATTTGCTCCAGCAGATTACGTACGTCAGTTAGAAATAAACTCTAACTTAAAGGGTGTTGAAAAAACCATCCTTCAAGAAAAATCTAAGTTACTTCAAAAGTGGAACGTTGCTACTCGCATGGGTGACACCGAAGATGCTAATGAATACAAAGAAGAACTTTTTGAATTAAACAAAAAACATCCTGATCTTAAGATTTCTGAAGATACTTTCCAACGTTCCGAAAGAGCCTTTAATGCAGCAACCAAACGTACAGTAAATGGTGTTCAGTTTAGTCAAAAA